TATTATGGAAAAGCATAACTTAGGAGCCTGCCATGGCCGTTGAAAAGCAAATGAACCCAGCAGACTTGGACATGGAGTCCACTGATGAGGTGCAAGTTGAAGTCGTAAATCCTGATGCGGTGTCGATAAGCACCGAGGATGAGGCAATGATTATCGACTTCACAGGAGAGGTGGCGGAATCTATCGCTGGCCCCGATCACGATGCCAACTTGGCTGAGTTCATGGAAGAGGCAGACCTTGAGGCTCTGGCATCAGAGCTTGTTGATGACTTTGTTGCCGACCGTCAATCCCGTAAGGATTGGGCGCGTAGCTATGTGAAAGGTCTGGACCTCCTCGGAATGAAGATCGAAGAACGCACGCAGCCTTGGCAGGGCGCTGCTGGCGTGTTCCATCCGGTTCTTACCGAAGCGGTTGTGCGTTTCCAAGCTCAGGCTATGGGGGAGATCTTTCCTGCGTCCGGCCCCGTGCGGACCAAGATCATGGGCAAAAAGGATCAGGATAAAAACGAGCAGGCCGAGCGCGTTGAAACTGAGATGAATTACCTCCTCACTGAGGAGATGACTGAATATCGTGACGAGACAGAGCAAATGCTCTTTCGTCTTCCGCTTGCCGGTTCCGCTTTCAAGAAAGTTTACTACGATCCGCTGATGGAGCGTCCTTGTGCGATGTTCGTGCCTGCGGAGGACTTCGTCGTTTCTTATGGCGCGTCGGACCTATCCACATGTCCGCGCTACACCCATGTCATGAAGAAGACGCCAAACGAGATCATCGAGCTTCAGGTGAATGGTTTCTATGTTGACGTTGATCTTCCTGACCCGGAGCCGGATTACTCAGACATTCAGGAAAAGTATGACGAGATAGACGGCGAAACTGCCGTTATGGAAGAGGATGACCGTCATACCATACTGGAAATGCACGTTGATCTTGACTTGCCAGAACCTTTCGATGACCCTGATGGTATAGCTCGCCCGTATGTGGTGACCATCGATAAGTCGTCACTTACGGTCCTCTCTGTCAGGAGGAACTGGTATGAAGACGATTCTAAGAAGCGTAAAAGACCGCACTTTGTTCACTACAGGTACCTACCGGGCCTTGGGTTCTATGGAACGGGTCTTATTCACCTTATTGGTGGTCTTGCTAAGAGTGCCACAAGTATTCTTCGTCAACTTATTGATGCTGGCACGCTTAGCAACTTGCCAGCTGGCCTTAAAGCTAGGGGCCTTCGTATTAAAGGCGACGATTCGCCTCTCATGCCGGGTGAGTTCCGTGACGTGGACGTACCGGGTGGTGCTATTCGGGACTCGATTGCATTCCTTCCTTACAAGGAACCCTCATCGGTACTATATCAACTTCTCGGAAATATCGTGGAAGAGGGGAGACGGATTGGCTCCGTTGCTGATGTACAAGTTGGAAACCTCAACCCGCAGGCTCCAGTCGGCACGACGCTAGCTTTGATGGAACGCAGCATGAAGGTGATGTCTGGTGTTCAGGCTCGCCTCCATGCCTCCCTCAAGAATGAGCTTCGTCTTTTGTCGAAGATTATCCGCGATTACATGCCATCTGAGTACGCCTACGAAATGGATGGTAACTTTGATCGTCGTGCTGATTTCGACTCGCGGGTGGATGTCATCCCTGTTTCAGACCCGAATGCGGCGACGATGTCGCAAAGGGTCGTGCAGTATCAGGCCGCTATGCAGTTGGCGCAGCAAGCCCCTAATCTTTACGACATGGGCAGGCTGCACCGCCAGATGCTTGAGGTTCTTGGCATCAAAGACGCTGATGAAATCATCAAGCTGCCTGACGACATCAAGCCAGCAGATCCGGTGACGGAGAACATGGCCATCCTCAAGCAAGAGCCGGTCAAAGCATTTAAGTATCAGGACCATGAGGCCCACATTCAGGTTCACCTTGCGGCGGCTCAAGATCCAAAGCTCCAAGAGATTGTTGGGCAGTCTCCGTTTGCGGGCGCTATCAAGGCCTCTCTTTCGGCGCACATCACAGAGCATGTGGCGCATCAGTACCGCAAAGAAATCGAAAAGCAGCTTGGCGTGGCAATGCCGGACGAAGAGAAGCCGCTGCCGGAGGATGTCGAGCTTGAAATCTCAAGGCTGGCGGCTCAGGCAGCTGAAAAACTTCTCCGCAAAGATCAGGCAGAGGTTGCACAAAAGCAAGCCATGCAGCAGCAGCAAGATCCGCTTACTCAGATCCAGCAGCGCGAGATGACCCTCAAAGAGGCTGAGTTTGAGCATAAGAAGCAGCTTGATATTGCCAAGCTCCAAGCTGATATGAAGGCAAAGTCTGAAAACATTGATATTCAGAAAGAGCGTATTGAGTCAGAGGAAAAGCGAGAGGGTGTCCGTGTTGGCGTTCAGATTGCCTCTGAGCTTGAGAAAAACAAGCGAGAAGATGTCAGGGACGGCATTGAGCTTGGTAGAGAGATCGCAAGGGAGATAGACAGTGCGTGAACTGGAAACCATTCGTAACTTCATAAGAGGATACCTCAATGATATCGCTGACCATATGGCCGGTGGCGGATGCGAAAACCACGAGGAGTATGTTCGCCTCGTTGGCAAGGTTGAGGCGCTCGCCCTTATTGAGCGTGACATCCTTGATCTTCAATCAAAATTGGAAGGCGAATAAGGCTTCCGCGCCTGATTGCGGTCAGGTATATTGTTTTTGTGGAGACTTTCAGGGGAGACCCTGCAAGGTACTGTGAACCTTAATCACTGCTAGGAAAACAGATGTATTCTGCTGAAGTATCGACCAATGAGGTCGCATCCAAGATCCCGGAACCGTCCGGGTACAAACTCTTGATCAAGCCGCTTGAGGTTAAAGAGAAAACGGAATCGGGCATTTACATGCCAGACAAGCTGAAGTCAGCGGAACAGACAGCATCTCTAATTGGGTTCGTCGTCAAGATGGGGCCTGATGCTTACGGTGATACTGATAAGTTCCCAAATGGCCCTTATTGCAAAGAGGGCGACTTCGTGATCTTCCGATCTTATTCTGGAACCAGATTTAAGGTCGAAAAGGAAGAGTTCCGTCTTATCAATGACGACACCGTTGAGGCGGTTGTCGATGACCCAAGAGGATATGCAAGAGCATGAGTACCAACGCCGCTGAAAAAATTGCTGAAGAAGCTCTGGATGTTGATATCGGCGACACCGAATTTGAGGTGGATATCGTTGATGACACCCCAGAGGAGGACAAGGGCAAGCCCCGTCGCGCCGAGGAAGCTGAAGCTCAGGTTCCAGAGGACGATGAGATCTCAAACTACGGCGAGAATGTGCAAAAGCGCATTAAGCAGCTGAAGTATGAGTTCCACGAGGAGCGCCGCCGCAAAGAAGAAGCCTCACGGCTTCAAGAAGAAGCGGTAAGCTATGCCCGTCAGATCCATGAGGAGAATCAACGCCTCAAGAAAACCCTTGCAGAGGGTGAGGGCGTTCTTGTTGAGCAAGCCAAGGGCCGCGTTGAGGCCGAGCTTGACAAGGCAAAGGCAGCTTACAAAGAGGCCTACGAGATCGGCGACCCAGACAAGCTGATCGAGGCACAGGAAAAGCTGACCTCTCTTCAGAATGAAAAGTTTAGGGTTCAGTCATATAAGCCCAAGCCACAGGAGGCCGAGGCACTTCCTGAGAATATCGCGGTAAAGCCCAAGGTGGCGGAACCGGATGAAAGAACAAAGGCATGGGCGTCCGAAAACCAATGGTTTGGTGAGGACACAGAAATGACAGGCTTTGCATTTGGGGTGCATGAGTCGCTTGTGAAAAGCGGCATTAATCCTCAGACGCAAGCAGATGAGTATTACAGCCGCATTGACGCATCTATGCGTCAGCGGTTTCCAGACAAGTTTGGTGGGCAAGAAGTTGAGGAAGCACCTGCCCGTCAAACTGGCAACGTGGTTGCCCCCGCTAGTCGGAGTGCAAAAAAACCACGCAGAGTGCAGCTTACCTCAACCCAAGTCTCCCTCGCCAAGAGGCTTGGCCTTAGCCCTGAGCAATATGCGGCGCAACTCTTGAAGGAGTCTTCTAATGTCTAATCGCAAGCCTCGCTCTACGGAATCTCGTGAGACCACAGAGCGCAAAAAAAGCTGGACCAGACCGACTATGTTGCCTGACCCCGAACCCCGTGACGGTGTTGAATACCGCTGGGTTCGCACAGCCACCCTCGGTGAGAGCGACAACAAGAACGTCTCGTCTAAGTTTCGTGAGGGCTGGACGCCGGTGAAGGCAGAAGATCATCCTGAACTCCAAGTGTTGCCTGATATCGACTCTCGATTTGAAGGTAATGTTGAGGTTGGAGGCTTGCTGCTTTGCGAGAACTCGACCGACTATGTGGAATCGCGTAGGGAAGCACATGACGACATGAACTCCAGTCAAATGGAATCTGTTGACAATAACTACCTGCGCCAATCCGACCCTCGTATGCCCGTTCTGAACCCAGAGCGGTCTACGAAAACCTCGTTTGGTAAGTGACCTAAAACTGGCGCTTACCGTTTGTAATGGCTAGATAGAAGGAAGGAACAAGACATGTCTTCGACAGCCGCTCCCTTCGGTCTGCGCCCGATTGGCCGCACCGGCGCTGGTGGGCAGGAAGTATTCCGCCAGTATCCGATTGCATCCGGTTACGGAACTGACATTGCGATGGGCGATATCGTCCAACTCGTTGATGGCGGCACCGCAACCACCATCGAAAAGCAGTCCGACGTAGGTACCTCCGCGATTGATCTCGTGGGTATTTTCATGGGTTGTTCGTTTACGGACCCCAACACCAAGCAGCTGACTTTCAGCCAGCTGTGGCCCTCAAGCACTGTTGCGTCTGACGCAATGGCATTTGTTGTAGATAACCCCAGTGTTGAGTTTGTCATCCAAGCTGATGGCGCACCGACCAACACTGGCGACATCTACGGCAAGAACTGCACTCTGGTTCAGACCGCACCGAACACGACCTTCAAGGTCAGCCGTGTGGCTCTGGACATTTCGGAGCTTGCTACGACCTCTACCGACCCAATCAAGGTCATTGATTACCTCGGTGGCGACCAAGGTGACGAGAAGGGAACTGACTTCCCGCTTCTCGTTTGTAAGTTCAACTACCATCAGCTGACCACAGCTGCTGGCGCGGCATAAGGGGGCTTTTGAGTTATGGCTATTTCTCGCGCACAACTCCTGAAGGAACTCCTGCCGGGTCTGAATGCTCTTTACGGTCTTGAGTACGCAAAGTACGAGAACGAGCATGCAGAGATTTACGAAACTGAGAACTCAGAGCGTAGCTTTGAGGAGGAAGTTAAACTTTCGGGATTTGGGGCAGCGCCCGTAAAGCCTGAAGGTTCGGCGATCTCTTACGACAACGCGCAAGAGTCCTACACTGCTCGTTACAACCACGAAACGGTTGCAATGGGCTTCTCGGTGACCGAAGAAGCTATGGAGGACAACCTCTACGACGCTCTTTCGGCTCGCTACACCAAGGCTCTGGCTCGCGCCATGGCGTACACCAAGCAGGTCAAAGCAGCTTCGCTGCTTAACACTGGCTTCACCACGTTCCAGTCGGGCGATGGCGTGACACTGTTCAACGCTTCCCATCCGACCGTAGCTGGTGGTAACAACGCCAACCGTCCCACCACTGCTGTGGATCTGAACGAGACCTCGCTGGAAGATGCTGTAATCAACATCGCTGCGTTCACTGATGAGCGTGGCCTTCTGATTGCTGCACGTCCTCGCAAGCTCATCGTTCCGCCTGCACTGATGTTTGTTGCTACTCGCCTGCTTCAAACCGACCTGCGTACAGGCACCGCCGATAACGACATCAACGCTCTGCGTAGTAATGGCTCGATCCCTGAGGGTTATCGTGTCAACCACTACCTGACAGATACGGATGCGTTCTTCGTGACCACGGATGTTCCGAATGGCATGAAGCACTTCGTCCGTACCTCGATGTCTACTTCGATGGATGGTGACTTCGACACCGGCAACGTCCGCTATAAGGCTCGTGAGCGTTATAGCTTCGGCGTATCCGACCCGCTTGGCATTTACGGCTCTCCGGGCGCGTAAGTGTACTAGGGTACAAATGTTGATTGGGCGGCTTCTGGGCCGCCCTTTCTTTTTGTATACTGTATAGGAACCTTGACAGCATCTTGCTGACAATAGCCGCGACAAGGAGTTCCTCATGGCTAAAACAACTTTTTCGGGTCCAGTCCGGTCCCAGCGCGGTTTCACCGCACAAGGCTCTAACGCGATGGTTAACATCACCGCAGAGACCACCCTCACCTATGACAATCACGTTGGCCGCATCATCAAGATCAACGATGCCGACGGCGCGGTTACCCTCCCGACCATCACCACCGACACTCTCGGCGCTCGCTACACCTTCTTCGTTGGTACCGATTGCAGCGATTGTGACATCAAGACTGACGGCACCGACAAGTTTGTTGGTTCGCTTTCTGTCATGGAAGATTCTGGCCTGACAGAGACCTATGCTCCAGCAGCGTCTAACGATGTCATTTCGATGAACGGCACCACCACTGGTGGCGACAAGGGTTCTTACGTCGAGATCACTGCCATTGAAGATAACGTGTACCTTGTGCAGGGCATGCTTCTTGGCTCTGGTGAGGCCGTAACTCCTTTCGCTGATAGCTAAGATAGGGGGCTGTAATGGCGATGTCTGATGTATTCGCGGTAACTAAAACAGCGGACGCTACGGTGTTCTCTGGCCGCATCCGTGTGCGTCAGATTCAAGTCAAGACAGCCGGATCAGGCAGTCCTCAGATTGTTCTAAAAGATGGAGGCTCCAGCGGCACTACTAAGCTGGATGTCTCTTTCGGGGCATCTGACACGTTTTCGGTAAACATTCCCGATAACGGCATTCTGTTTGATACTGATGTCTATCTTGATCTGACTGCTTGCTCTAGCGTTACGGTGTTCTTGTCATAGGGGTAGGCTATGCCTAGAAAAAAAGAAACCCCTATCAAGACCTCTGTAAAATCGGGTAATTTCCGTCCCACTAAATCTGC